CGGTGGTTCAAGCGCAGATGCAGGACGCTCAGAATAAGGCGGCTGAAGTCCAGCGCAAGGTCACTAAAGACCAAACGGACGCTACCCTAAAAGCATCCCAGCAAGAAATTGAGCGTGACCGGATTGCTTCTCAAGAGCGTATTGCCGGGGTTAATGCCGGGATCAAGGCATCAAACGAGCGTGATAAGAACATCATGACTGCCGATAAGAACAAGGCCGATGCAAAGTTGGCTGGGTTTAAGGCCGGTCAAGAAATGATGAGGGGCATCAATGGATCAGTTTGAGGATGGCATTCTTGTTGCGGTGCGGAAGAAGATCAGCAAAACCATGGATGAAATATCCGACAACATTGCTCGTGGCGGCTGTGCCTCATTTGAAGAATATAAGCGCATGACCGGGGTTATTCAAGGTCTGGCGCTTGCGGAACGGGAACTCCTTGATTTACTTGAAAAATATCAGGAGTCCTAAGTATTCATCCCATAGTGGGATGCAGGGCGCTTACCAGCCCTTAATTGGTATGCGATGGGTGTAGTAATGGAATTGGACTACAAGAAAATTGACCTGAATGATTTGAAATTGGATTCAGGTATTGAAGGTAAGCCTAATGTATTGCCTGATCCTAAAGGCTACAAGATGCTTATTATTTTGCCAGAGTTTGAGGAAAAGACTTCTGGCGGTATTCTCCTTCCTGGGCAGGCGCTTGAGCGTGAACAAACCGCTTCTGTGGTCGGGTTTGTGTATAAGATGGGCGACCTTTGCTATAAGGATGAGAATAAATTTCCTACAGGGCCTTGGTGCAAGGAAGGGGATTTTGTCGTATTTCGCGCCTATTCCGGTTCTCGCATTAAGATTCATGGCCGGGAGTTTCGTCTAATCAATGACGATACTGTAGAGGCCGTGGTGGATGATCCGAGGGGGATTTACCGCGCATGAGCGACATTGAAGATAAGGACGCCGAGGCGCCTGAATTTGAAATCATTGTGGAGGACGATACCCCGGATGCCGATAAGGGCCGGGTTGTTGCTCCTGAACAAACCGAGTCAGACGACGACATTAAGGTTGGGGACGACGAGGCCACACGATACAATAAAGATGTTCAGAAGCGGATTAAGGACTTGTCCTTTAAGGCTCATTCTGAGCGCCGGGCTAAAGAAGCTGCTGCCAAAGAACGCGATGAGGCAGTTCGCTTTGCCCAAACTCTTATGGAGAAAAACAAGCAACTAGAGAATCTAAGGGTTTCTCAGGAAACTGCTCTGGTTGAACAGGCAAAGGGGCGGTCTGAATCTCAGATTAGCCTTTTGAAGCGGGCCGCAAAGGAAGCCTTTGAGGCTGGCGATACCGAGAAGTTCATGGAGTTTAATGAGCAACTTCAAAGGTCTATCGTTGAAAATGAGCGGTATAAAGGTTATCGGGCGCCGGAGCCTGAAGCCCAAGTTCATCAACTTCCTCCCCCGCCACCTAAGCCGGACGCCAAGGCCGAAAAATGGTATGAGGCCAATAGTAATTGGTTCCAGGCCCAAGGTGATATTGAAGAAGAAATGACTGCTTATGCTTTCGGTGTGTCAGACATTCTAAGAAAAAAAGATGTTGACCCCCGTTCTGATAAGTATTATGAAGAAATTGACGCTAGAGTTCGTCAAAGATTTCCCGAATACTTTGGGAAAAAGCCTGAGTCGGTAAGTTACGCGACGACTAAGGCTCCTTCGGTAGTGGCCCCCGCTGGTCGGGCGGTCAAGAATGCTACCCGCCAAGTGCGTATATCTGAGTCCACCATGCGGTTTATCCGTAAAACTGGAATCACGCCCCAACAATATGTTGAGCATTACATGAAGGATAACCCCAATGGCTGATCGCACTCCTCGTTCCCTTGATCTCCGTGAGAATGCGGAGCGCATTAAGGCTTGGGCGCCCCCTTCAATTCTGCCTGATCCAACCCCGCAAGAAGGATATACTTTCCGTTACGTTCGCATTGGATACGCTGGTCAATCGGATAAGATCAACGCTTCGGCTCAATTCCGGCAGGGCTATGAACCTGTCCGTGCAGAGGATCACCCGGAGTTGCAAATTCGGCCAGATAAAGGCGAATATGAAAATAATGTCGTTATTGGCGACCTTATTCTTTGTAAAGCGCCAACGGAAATTATCAAACAGCGGCAGGCTCATTATCAACGACTCACTGATTCTCAGATTGAGGGTGTGGATAATAGTCTGTTCAGTCAGAATGATCCTCGTGCGCCGCTTCTCCGTGCTGAACGGGCATCAAGCGTCATGAGGCACCGTTGATATGGGAATGGTCCTGTATCAATTCTCAATTTTTTTCTGAAAGGAAAAGTAGATGGCTCTTACATCTGCTCCGTATGGGCTTCAGCCCATTAACCTTTTGGGTGGGCAGGGTTTCGCTGGTTCGACTCGGTTGTATTCGATTCCTTCCGGCTTGGCTGTGAACATTCAAACTGGTGATCCGGTTATTGTTGTCAATACTGGTTCTACTCGCGGCACGATTACCCGCATGAATACCACCACGACTGCTACTACCGTGACTTCCACGGGCGGTGGCTTTGGTTTTGTTGGTGTGTTTGTGGGCTGCACCTACACCGATCCGGTGTTTGGTAAGATTTTCCGTCAAACCTATGTTTCTGGTACGGTTGCTTCGGACATTCAGGCTTATGTCGTGGATGATCCTGACGCCATGTTCCAGATTCAGGCTGATGGTTCTCTTGGGCAGGTTGCGCTTGGGTGCAATGCGTCCCTGATTCAAACGCGCGCTGGTAGTTCTGGTTACTTCGCTTCTGGTCTTGCGTTGCAGGCTTCGAGCGTTGCCGCCACCACCACGCTTCCGTTGCGAATTGTGGATTTTGTAACCATTGGCGATTCCTTTACTGATGTTGTGGTGCGTATCAACACCCACTTCCATCGGTCAGGTAATACCGGCATTGCCGGTACAGCGGCGTCGTAAGGAGGGCTGAGATATGGCTATTAGTCGCGCACAGCTTCTTAAAGAACTGCTGCCGGGTTTGAACGCTCTGTTCGGTTTGGAGTATAACCGCTACGGCGAACAACATAAGGAAATCTACGAGGTGGAAACCTCGGAGCGGGCCTTTGAAGAAGAAGTAAAACTTTCTGGCTTCGGGGCCGCGCCCGTGAAGAACGAAGGTATGCCGATTGCGTATGATAACGCGCAAGAAGCGTTCATTTCTCGCTATAACCACGAAACGATTGCCCTTGGTTTCTCCCTCACGGAAGAAGCCTTTGAGGACAATCTGTATGAAAGCCTCTCGATCCGCTACACGAAGGCCCTGGCTCGCGCTATGGCTTACACGAAGCAGATCAAGGCCGCTGCCCTGCTTAACAATGGCTTCACTACCTACCAGTCTGGTGACAGTGTGACCATGTTTAGCACGGCTCACCCGCTGGTTGGCGGTGGTGTCAATAGCAATCGTCCTACTACCGGCGCAGATTTGAATGAAACCTCCCTTGAGGCGGCGGTAATTCAGATGAGCCTTTGGACGGACGAGCGCGGCCTGCTGATTGCAGCCAAGCCGCGTAAGCTGATTGTCCCGACGCAGCTTCAGTTCACCGCTACTCGCTTGCTCGAAACGGAACTCCGTGTCGGCACGGCGGATAACGATATTAACGCGCTGAAGAACAACGGTTCTATTCCTGAAGGCTATGCGGTCAATTACTTCCTGACTGATCCGAACGCTTGGTTCCTCAAAACTGACGTTCCGAATGGCATGAAGCACTTTGTTCGTGTGTCTCAGGAAACCAAGACTGATGGTGACTTTGATACCGGCAATATCCGCTGGAAGGCGCGTGAGCGTTATTCCTTCGGCGTTTCCGATCCTTTGGGTGTGTTTGGAAGCCCAGGCAGCACTTGATCTGCCAAACAAGAAAGGGGGCTTCGGCCCCCTTTTTTTCTAAATAAAGACCTTGCTTTTATTTTTGAAAACACACTATAAGCAAGTAACCGGGTTTTAACTCGCCATACCAACTGCCCCGGCAGACAAGCACAGATGGTATGGTTGTTGTGCAGGAGTTTTAGCAATGGCGTTTTCCTCATTTTCTGGCCCGCTTCGTTCTGGCCCCACCAAAGAAGGCCCTAACCGCAATATGGGTCTAGCCCTTCTTTCTCAATCCTGGGATTCTGGCGATTTAACTGGCCGTGTTGTTGGTAGCACCGACACGGCG